CCGTGACCGGATAGCTTTGTAAGCTGTGCAGTGAAATACTGCTCATGTGTCCTCCTCCTCCCTCAGATCCATCAGATATATGCCGCACAGTCGGAAAACACCGCTGTAGGAGATTTTTTGCAGCCGGACATCAGCCGCCGCTGTTGAGCTTTCCATGTGTGAGCAGCCTGCTTCAAGCATGACGGGTATGACCGTATTGAAAAAATAATTTTCACATACCGCTGCACCCGTCAGCATGGGTGCATATACCGTTACCCTGAAATCCGCTGTAAAGGGATAGCAGGCACCCTCCGCTGCCGGAAAGGGGGCATCGAAATGCACAGCCTCCAGTCCCAGTACAGTGAAACGTTCATTCTTGTTTTGCAGCGGTACAGCATCAAAAGCGGTGTAGACCTCCTTACCAAGAGCATCTCTCAGGGCATTGAGCATATCCTCAAGCAATTTTTCCATATCAGAAGCCTCCCACGCCGGTAAACACGAAATCCGAATCCTCAATCAGGTCACAGCAAAGTGCCTTGTAAGAGTTGACCAGATGCTGTGCAAAGCGGAGCTGCTGGTCTCCGTCAGATTGTCTTGCAATCGTGCCTGCATAGGTGGCAAGAGCCTTGTCCCTTGCGCCGTACATCTGGGTATAGCGGAGGTTGGCAATGGCGGCTGCCAGATAACAGAGCCGCACTTCAGCAGCATCCGCATGGGAGACAAGTCTTGAAGTTACCTCCTGCACAGCAGTCATCAGCAGGGGAAGATGTTTTTTTACGTCCTCCTCACCAGAAAAAAGAGAAAACAGTGAGCCAATCATCTGCAAATTCATGTGTTATACCTCCTGTCTGAATTCCGGAAAATGCTGTTTTCAGCAGCAAAAGGCATCCATTGTACCCATATCCTCACACAGAAGCTGCACCTCCGGTGTTCCGTGCTGTTCGGTAAGAAGCTCCTGCTTGAAGTGTAAAAGCTCCTGTAAATTCATTTTGTCCGCTGCTGTGCACAGTGCCTTTGAAACAGCACCGCTCTGCTTACGTCCGCAAAGCTGCAAAACCTCTGTGCGCATCTGCTTTTCCACCTCACCCAACAGTGCCTCCTGCTGTGCATACTGCTGTTCTCTGTCCATAGTCTGTTCCTCCTTTGAAAAATGCTTTGTCACACCGGCATTTCTCTGTGCCGGTACTGCCACAAAGCTCCATTCATAAGCATCTGTGATGCTGTCGAGTATTGTGTGACAGTTCTTATCCCCGTAGGTTCTCCCCGGTACATGACCGCAGGCAGTAACCTGTCTGTCCGCACCGCAGACAGAGCAGATACGCTTTGCGGCACTGCATGAAACACTGACTTCCTTTTTGATACCGCCCTCAATTTCCCGTATGAGATCCGCATTTGAGTCCGTGCGTATCATATAGGCATGGGCTTTGAGAGCGACGTAATCCCTGCCGTCCCGTGTCCGCAGTCCCGGCTCCTGTACAAGTTCCGTGTCATAAATTCTGGCGGTCTGACCGCCGGATTTCAGATTGTGATCAAAAATACCTGTTTTTCCGATAAAAAGCGACTGCATTTCCTTCAGTGCCGTTTCGGAAAAGCATTCCATATCTCTGTCAATCTCATTGTCGCAAAGAATCACATCAAAGAGGTAAACCTCCTGTGCCGTATGCTCCCTGCGTGTAAATTGGTTAAGCTTTTCGAGCTGATCCATTCTTTTCTCCTTCTTTCCCCTGCTCCTCCGACGATGTCAGCGTTTCAGACGTACCCTCAGGGACACAGCTCCCTGTCGGGTCACGTCTGAAAAGCCGGAAATCAGGACAGTGCCAGCATTTTCACAGCATCCTCCATCAGTGTGCGGAAACCGATGTTGACAGAAATGCCGATACAATCCATCTGACGGTCAATGAGCTTGTCCGTTTCAAGCACTACATCCGAGCTCTGGATCTGTTCGAGAGCAAAATCCGTGTCAATGCCTAAAATCGTACCGTCATCAAGCTGTGGGCAGTTAATCAGCTTAGTACCGAATGGCAGACGTATCTCCGTCACGTTCTCAGAAGAAGCCTCAAGCATTTGATCCATTACTAAAATTCTGGACATTACCGCCGGAGAAGCCAGCATTGCTTTCATGTTGAAGCTTCCGAACTGACCGTAAAGAGCAGCCAGATCGCTGTAAGCAAGTGCATTGCCGGAAAGCGTCAGTTTACCGGAGGATGCAGAGCTTTTCAGGACGGTAATGCCTGCATTGACAATACTGTCTGCAAGCTGTCTGCCGACTCTGCGAAGCATGAGAGCAAATACATCCAGTCGCTGCTGACGTACAGCCTCATAGGAAGCCTTCACCGTTCTGCCATACTTGGAAAGTGTCACCACACCGCTGCTTTCCATAATGGAGGAGGACGGAAGCTCTGCACCTGCCTCAGTTGTCGTATAAGCGGCAGTGTCCGTCAGTTCACATCCCTGATAGCGGTTGGATTCACAGCGTGAAACAACAGCCACCACATCGGAGAGTACAGCATCCTCCATGCCCTGTACCACCGCACGGCGGACAAATTCAGGGAACAGTACAGCACTTTCCGTTGTGGTGAAGAACTTCTCCACCCTGTCACAGAAAGGACCGCTGACACGGATATCAAATCGCTTGAGCTGACGTTCGTAGGCATCCAGTCTGCTCAGAGGTGTCTGGGCATACTGTGAAGCAGGATCAGCCTCCTCCAGTGCCTGCAAGAAGCTCTTGCCGGACAGATGATACATACCCTTTTCCAGTTTTACATCATTATACATATTTGTACCTCCTGTTTAAAAATACAGTATTCAGCAGCTCTGTGTGCTGAGATTTTCCTCAATTGCCGCCGCCTGTGCATTGTGCAGTCTTGCGAGAGCAAGCTCGGTTTCGTCCTGAAGATTGATATTGTCCCATACCACACGGACACCTGTGTGGCAGCCCCGAAGCTGCAAATACATATCTGCAATTCTGGAAATGACCGGTTCTAAAATGCGCCGGTAATATTCCAGCTCCGAAGTCAGAATATCTGCCTGCTGTGCGGACATCCGTTCCGTGGAGGACCAGTTCAGTCCCAGCAGAAAGGGAGGGATGGAGAGCTTTGAAAGAAGCTGCTCAAGAATCTGACGGACAGGAATTTCCGTGTCCGGCATCTGCCCCTCCGACCCGATGACCTTGATGTCCACATCCCCCACGGATACAAAGTCACGGATTTCGCCCCGATGAGCCGCCTGCATTCCCTCCGACCATTCCTTGGCAATCAGTCTGGCTCTGTCACCTGCATATGCCATTTCTGCCGGATCATTGGAAGGGCGGTAGGTCACAGCGTACCGTATATTGCCGGCTCTGTCAAAATTCTGCCCCACGCATTCGTAAATGCGAAGAAGAATTTCCGCAAAAACAGGCATACCCTGTAAAAGGGAAACGCCGTAAACGCCGCCGTCAGGCGGCTTGAGGGCAGAAAAGAGAATCCGTTCCGGATGGGGCAGCAGAATTTCCCCGTCTCCCCGACGCAGGACATACTGCCGTTCCATGGGTGAGCTGCCGGAACGCACCCCCACATCCGTAATGCGCCCATTCCACAGACCGGCAACATAGCCTCCCCGATTGTCAAGAACAATTTCTCCCACGGCATTGCCGTATACCAGCAGACTATCAAGAAAGCTGTCCACAAAGCTGTAGATTGACTGTCCCGTCAGACCTACCGGCACCACTCTGAGGAATTCGTCCAGTTCCTTCTGCATCCGGTTATCGGCGCATTCAATCCGGAAAGTGCCGATCAGACGTACCAGCTTGGAAATTGCAGCATCCACAAGCGGAACAGTCCGCCGGACCTTTTCAAACAGCTCATAGGTGTAAAGCTGCACAGGAAATTCCGTATTGCAGTGCAGTCCCTGTGCCGTCTGCACCGCTGCCGCAAGCTGCGGTTCTTTTTTTCTTCTGAATCTCATTTTTACTCCTTACTTAACCTTCCGG